GTTGTGGTCATAATAAGCAAAACGGGTATATCGCTGTTGAAGATGAATTTATTGAACAGATGCAAGCTATGGGTTATGTTGAGGAAACACGCAAAGACTTGTTTTACCCCAAGTCTATACCAATAACTAATAAACAATTATGAAAACAAAAAAGGATTATGCTAAAATGATTGACAGTGCAATAAAACTTGTAAATGTCAAGGAAATAAGGATAAGAACTATTGAAAAAGGTTTGGAAGCCTACGCTCGGAACCACACTATTGATTTTGTAACAGATTTAGGACTTGACAAAACAGTAGCAGAAATAAAATACGCCAAATGGATTACAAACAAAGAACAATAAATATTTCGCGCAAAGTATCTAAAAACGGTACTGTTCGCAAAAAATTACTTAACTCTCCCTCCGGGGAATAAAACAAACAAAATGAAAACATTTATTTACTACAACAACGGAAATTTTGAGATGACCAATACCATGAATACTACGTTACTCCATATGGTTGAAATGGGAGTGATTAGAATTATTGTAGATATTGAGCAGAAGAAAGCATGGATCAGAAACGAAGAAGGTATTGCCAAAGATGTGAAAATTTAACCCCATGAAAACAGACTACATCCAATGGCTAATTGAACATGGAGCCGATCATCAGGTTAGGTATGATGATTACGAGAAAGATCAATTTACCGTCCGTGTTCAGCTAACCAAAAAGAGAGCTAAAAAACTCCTTGACCATTCGATTGTTGAAGTAAGATTTTTTATATAATGAAACCCTACACTAAAACTTAAGTGATGAAAACAGACAAAGAAATACTTGAGAAGCATCGGAAAAAGGATGATTCACTTCCTCACTGGATAACTATAAAACACGCCCTAAACGCAATAAAGGAAATCAAAATAGAACTTAGAAATGCTGTTGCTAACTACATAGGATCGGAAGGATGTTCTTGCTGTGAGAATATTGATGATCACAAAGAACATAAAGAGCACCTTGCAAAACTGCTCGATGTAGAACCTTATGAGGATAATTCAGGATACGATTTTTACAAATATATGACACCAAGAAATGAAGATTAATAAGTCATGAAAGCCTACACTCAACTTATCGAAAACAAGGTAATGGTATCAACATTGCCGAAGCCAAAGTTAAGCAACTATGCTGATGAACCTCACGAACTTAGCAGGCAGGCCATAAAGGAGTACGAATTTGATTTAGCAGTCTTTGAATCTTCCATTATAGGAGAGGTAGAGAATGTAGCTGAAATTGGGGGTACATGGTTATTAACCGATATAAGAACACATCCACAATGGACTGAATTAACTACTAACCAGCCCTGCGAAGTAGAAAAGAGCGGAGATAAGTGGAGAATAACTAAATTAATTTAATCTATAATAAAATGAAAACATTATTATTATTTTTAACCATTGCGCTTTTATTAGGGTGCTCAAAACAGGATCGTATAACAAGCCATGAGTGGACTGTGGCGGTTGAATATTTCAACGGAGACCGGGATACTGTATTTATTAAGCATGATGTAATGACCCACGGAGGGTGCGGGCTTTATCTACGTACAAGTAGTTCCAAAACTTTTGGAATGGCAGAAATTCCTGCATGCCTATGTGTTGCGGATGGATTTTACAAGCTGGATAAGGTTTGTAATGTCAGGCGTTATGATATTCTGATTCACGAAACGCGTTAATAGGGATAATCATTTACTAACACATACCCGGACACTCCACCCGGTTTTTTCATACCCTCCTGTTAAAAAATATCCCAAAATGTATTGACATTTGATATTATTGTTGTAAATTGTAGTGTTTAGATACAATGTGTATCATTTTAACGCAGCATGGCAGCTACACCGCAGAAATGTGACAATAATGAATTGCTTATAAGAGTAAACAATTATAGCTACCTCAAAAACAATTCATTCAAAAGTGAAAAGAAACTAAAAGAATTCATATTAAATCATATTGAAGATTTTACAAGGGACGTACTTGGCGATACTTATAAAAGCCATGAATCGGAATATGAATTTTATAAGCAACATTGGATGGGTTTAAGCCGAAGGGTTGACTTATTAATAGAAGGCGAAAATAATCTATTTATAGTTGAGCTTAAAAACCCAAGATATCATAGTGAAAACAGAGGAGCGATAGGGCAATTACTATGTTACGGACAGGAATTTCTTGACCCTAAAAAAAGACTTGTGTTAATAAGCACTAAATTTGATATACATACTGCAAGAGCAATTCAGTATTATAAGCTCCCGATAAGGTATATATATTTTGATATTAATAATTGTCTTGAGTTTATCGAACACCTAAAAAAATGAAGATAGGCAGGCCCCTAAAATATGAAACACCGGATGACTTGATTAAAGCCATAGATGAATACTTTGAGGGGACTAAGTTTGACGAGTGGACAGTCACCGGGCTCGCATTAGTTATAGGTAGCAAACAACTCTTCCAGGACTATCAAGGCAGAGAAGGATTCTCAGATATAGTTAAGCGAGCAAAATTAATGATTGAAAATAGTTACGAGGTAAGTTTGCGATCAAATAAAGGAACACCTACAGGCCCAATATTCGCATTAAAAAATCTTGGATGGACAGACAACCAACAAATAACGCATGATATTAACCATTCTGATATCTCTGATGATGAACTTATCAGCAGAATCAATAAGCTCGCTCAGTCAGGAAAAGAGGGCTGAGTTAATTAGCTTATCTGAGATAGCTAAGTACCGATGGTCTCTTCAGGCCAGGGATAAGCAGCGCCTTCCCGAAGGAGATTGGAATATTTGGATGATACAGGCAGGCAGGGGATTTGGAAAAACCAGGGCAGGAGTAGAGGCTGTCAGGGAGTGGAAAGAGAACAACCCGCTAATAGGATTCATTGGAGCAACGGCAGCAGATGTCAGGGATATAATGATCGAAGGAGAATCCGGCATACTTGCTAAATCACCACCCTGGGATAAACCTTTATATGAACCATCCAAAAGAAAACTCACATTTAATAACGGATCTGTATGTAAGTTATTCTCAGCAGAAGATCCAGACAGATTACGTGGGCCTCAATTCTACAAGTTATGGTGTGATGAATTAGCCTCATGGAGATACGATCAGGAAACCTGGGATATGGCACAAATGGCTCTCAGGTTAGGCGATCATCCACAAGTTATAATAACCACCACTCCCCGGCCAACGAAGCTCATACGTGAGTTAGTAAAGGCTCCGCATACCATTGTAACCAGAGGTACAACTTATGAGAATAGGAATAACCTTGCAGACAATTGGTTTGAGGCTATTATTAAAAAATACGATGGGACCAGAATAGGATGTCAGGAGCTTATGGCGGAAATCCTTGAGGATGTAGAAGGGGCATTATGGACCCGAAGGATGATCGATGCTAATAGGGTTAAGACTCACCCCGATCTCAAGAGGGTAGTTGTGGCAATAGACCCCGCAGTAACAGCCAATAAGGATAGTGATGAAACAGGAATAGTTGTCTGCGGTCTGGGTATTGATGAATTAGGCTATGTTCTTAATGATGCCTCAGGCATTTTCACACCTAATGAATGGGCAGGAAGGGCGATACATAATTACTACAAGTACGGAGCTGACAGGATCATAGCAGAGGTAAACAACGGAGGGGACCTGGTAGAAGTAAACATTAGGATAGTCGATAAGAAAGTATCCTACAAGAGTGTCCATGCCTCACGTGGCAAGATCATCCGTGCTGAGCCTGTGGCTGCATTATATGAGCAAGGCAGAATTAAGCACGTTGGAAACTTTCCTAAACTCGAAGATGAATTAACAACCTGGGACGGGGCTAATTCTTTTTCACCTGGCAGGCTTGATGCTCTTGTTTGGGCTTTCACTGAGTTGATGCTTGAGAAAAAAATTAATACAAATATCTGGACATGATATTCGATAGATTCATTCAGCGCGGCCCCTCACGGGCAGAGATAAAGCAACTCATTGACGAGGTGGACGAGCAGAACCAGCTCTACAAAGCGATGTATGAGCAGATGTTCCCCGGTCAATCTTTGAGGAAAGATTACAAAATGAAGGATTACATCAAGGATGGTTACGAAAAGAACGCCGATGTATTCTCTGTGATAGACCGATTATCTACGATGTTCGCGCAAGTTCCGATAAATGTTGTTATGGGTGACGATGAAGAGGTTGTATTGGAGGGTGATCTGGTAGAGAGAATGAAGCAGCCTAACAACTATCAGCTATGGCAGGAGTTCGCCAAATTATGGTACACTTTTTTCCTAACCACAGGCAATGCGATAACTTACGCCCCACGGATAGTAGGTGGAAACGACAAAGGTAAGCTGATGCCCGGAGGGATGTATCTCATGCCCACTCAGAATGTGGACATAAAGAGCGGAGGGTGGCGTGATCCAATCAAAGAATACACCCTGGACTTATCGGGAACTACTGAGAGAATACCTGCCGAGGATGTTATGCACGTTCGTATGCCTAACCTTCAGTACACCGATGGGGCTAATTTCATGGGTATGAGTCCATTAAAGGTTGCGGCCTTGATTATCGAAGCCGAGAACCAGGGATATCAGACTGTTGCCGACACGTTAGCCAGGGGTATCCCTCCGGGAATACTTACAAAGGTTGACGAGTCATACGATGAAGATCTGAGTAAAACTCAACAGAAAGAACTCGAAAGGACCTATAAGCAGAAGTACGGCAATCAGAAATACAAACGCAATGCCGGTGTCCCTGTACTCACAGTAGGTAATGTTAAGTGGGTAAAAATGGGCTTTGATAATTTCCGCGACCTTCAGATACTTGAAATGAACCAGCACGGTTTAAGGGTGTTGTGTAACGTCCTGGGCGTCCCCTCACAGGCGTTCAATGACGTATCGGGTACAACGTTCTCAAATATGAATGATGCCCGCAAAATGGTTTATACGAATAGGCTCATTCCTGACCTGGGGTTACTTATTGCTTATCTAAATGTTCAGGTCGCTCCGGCCTATGGTGAAGGGTTAAAAAGTAAAGCGGACTATTCTAATGTCCCCGAACTACAAGACGACAAACAGAAAGTAGCCACCTGGGCAAACATAGGAGTGGCAAATGGATCTGTCACCCGCAATGAGTTCCGTAAGCTGATAGGATTAGACCAGGTAGAGGACGAGGGTATGGACTCATTTATGGCTCCCTTTAATCTTGTTCCTGTTGGGGAGATAGGTATGGACGTGGAAATTGACTCAGAGAAGATTCTTAAAGACAACGATATTGATGATTACAAAAGATTGAAAGCGGTATGAACTGGCGAAGCATAGATAAACGCAAACGAATTTACGAACGGAAGTACACCGCTTCGTTCCAGCTTGCTTTAAAGTCACAGATAGCTCCGGTAATTGCTGCTCTAGCAAAGAAAAGACCCGAAGATATCACTGTAAAACTATCCGCTGAACCCATAAAAAAGGTTTTTGGAAAACTCTATCCTGACACGGGGGCCGGATTTGCTAGGGCCACACACCGCGAACTATCAGGTAAGGGACGCAAAGATGATCTAACGAGTACCTGGGAACAAGAAATGATGGCTTTTATGGATCAATATGCAGGGGTGAGAATAACAAGTATAACGGGAAGTTCTAAGGATATCGCCATGCGAATCTTAAAAGAACTCGCCGAGACTCAGATCATTCCTGAAGGGTTAAGTATAGAACAGACCACGCGGCTCCTGCAAAAAGAATTTAAGAAGGCTTATATCAAAACTACTCTGGCACGTGCGCGGACGATAGCTCAGACAGAAGTATTAACGGCCTCGAATAAGGGTTCCATTACAGGTGCTTTAGAGGCCGGAGCCAAAATAAAGGAATGGCAGACTAGCGGGATAGCATCCCCGGACGGAAAGGACAGACACATTTCCTATCCGGGATTACACGGACAAGTGCGCGCTATCGGTGAAAAGTACGACGTGGGGGGATACCCGGCTGACTACCCCGGTGACCCCACACTGCCAGCAGGCGAAGTAGTGAATTGTAAATGTGCAGAAATATATAAATGATATGTTAGTAAAAAATATCTCAGCAGAGGTTAAGGACTTGGACGAAAAAGGAATGGTCAAGTTCTACTTTTCAATCTTCGGGAATATTGACTCAGACGGGGACATCACCGAACCGGGAGCCTTTGCTAAGACCATAAGTGATTGGAAGAGTAGCAATAAGAAGCGTATCAGGCATTTTAAAAACCATCGCTGGGACCAAACACCTGGCGTACTTACCGATCTGCTAGAAGATGATAAGGGGGGAATTGCAGTATCTAAGTTAATCATGGGGACTCAATTAGGCAAAGAAACTTATGAAGAGTATAAAGCCGGTGCGATCACAGAGCATTCCTTTGGGTATGAAATCATCGAGTCAGAGTTTGAAGAGGTCGAAGGAGGAAAGGTTCAACACCTCAAACAACTTAAACTTGAAGAGGTATCAAGCCTTAACTCCTGGGGGGCTAATTCGATGACCGACACTCTTGATGTCAAGAATCTGAAAGAAGCCGACTTGGATCAGGTTATTGCTTTTCTCGATAAACTCGAAGCCCTCAAAAAAGGGGACTTCACAGACGCGTACTTTGAAAAACTTGAAATAAAAATAGCTGCCGTACAGAAGTACCTCGAATCACTCAGAGAGCCGCCAAAGCACTCCCTTGAGCCGGTTGAGTACATCCTGAAACACAGCAGAGTATTAACCAAAAAATAATAATAAAGTGGAAGAAAAAGATTTGAAAAAGCTAACCGATGCGATAGATCAAAAGATCGAGTCGGTTGAAAAGCTGGTTAACGATAAGGCGGGAGCCGAAGCGTTGACAAAGATGCAGACGGAGCTGTCTGAGAAAATCGAGGCTCTGTCTCTTGTGGATGATAAGCCCATTGCTGATTATATCAAAGAGGTGCAGGATCATGCCAACACCCTGGAAGAAAAGATCAAAGAGATCACCCAGAAGGGGCAGACGAAAGACCGCCACCCCGAAGAGCAGCTCGATGAGTTCCTCTCAGCAGACGACTGGAAGCACGCTGTAAAAGAACGCAAAGAAGGGGGTCGCCCTCATGTTAAAGTTCTGACAGTGGCCTCTGACCTTACAGCGGGAACCACAACCCCTGTAATCATGCCATCACGTGAGCCGGGAGTGGAGTTTGCACCGCGTGCCGATACCCCTATTTATAACCTTGTACAGAAGGGTACTACGAATTCAAACAAGGTATCATGGATTGAGAGGACGCTGGGCGATGAGACTCCTGGCGCAGCTGCCAAAGCTGAGTCAAGTGCATTTGGAGAGAGTGATGCTCTGTGGACAGAAGTAGAGGCCAACATCATCAAGCTCACCGACGCTTTCAGGGCTACGAATGAGATCCTTGAGGATACCGAGTTTGTCAGGAGCGAGATCATGGCAATGCTGAGCACCAATATCCCTCACCTCCGCGAGACGGAGATCCTGGCAGGGACGAATTCGGCTACTTCATTCAATGGTCTTTTGACTGCTGCAACTTCTTTCTCCCTACCAACGGGAGTGAATACTGTCACCGCCCCGAACAACATCGACGTGTTACGCGCCGCTGTTACTCAGTGTATGATTGGGTACAATGGTTCAAGTGCTTACACCAAAGGATATGTTCCCAATGCCATTGTTCTTAATCCTGTTGACGCTCACAACATCGGCTCGATTAAAGATGCCAATGAGAACTACGTCCTTCCGATGTACCTGAGTGCCAACGGTAAGGTTATCGACGGAATCCCCGTAATCGTATCTACGGATATGACAGTAGGTAGCTTCCTGGTAGCCGACGTTTCCGCAGCCAAGTACTACGTGAAGCGCGGTCTTCAGGTTAAGTTCTGGGATCAGTATGATACCGACCCGATGTATGACTATGTGTTGTTTACGGCTACTGAAAGGGGCTGCCTGAAGGTTTCCAATATCGCAGCTTACGGCCTTGTCACTGGAACATTTGCCGCCGGAATTGTTGCATTAACCGCTTAGAAAGGAGGATAGGATGAAAAGACTAATAACCTTCATCGTTTCCATGATCTTCACTCTTGGGCTTTTTGCTCAGGATTATACTCTATATCGCGTTTCTTCACCCACTCAGGTAGTCACAAATGATACCATCGAGGACACGGGGGCGGATACTGTTGATGTATTGCTGAAGATACCCCACTATGAACCGTGGGGACTTTCCGCGCAGGTTGTATGTACCAATGCAACCGAAACTACTGACATAGATGTTGATATTTATACATCTATTACCGGAGCTTCCTGGCATCTTGTGGATACCGAGGACAATGTGCTTACTACTAAGTCCGCAGAGTTTGAAGATGTGGATGGATATACAGGCCGATACTTCCGTATAATTTATATGGGAGGGTCAGGCTCTACACAGACGACAGATATTAATGCTTACGTTTATATATGGAAATTATGAAGAACCTATTAATAATTGTATTGCTGGCGGTAGCCGTTAGCTTGCAGGCTCAGGACTTCACTGTTTACACTGTAAACGGTTCAAACAATATCGTTGATCTTGTCGACGTAGATACTATCACGAACACGGCTTCAGACAATTCATCTACTGTTCTTTTGATGATCCCAGACCTCAAGGCTTGGGGTGTTAGTGTGCAGATCAATGCTGCTAACTTATCAGGGGCTACGGATTTGGATGTAATTTATGAGGCTTCACTTGACGGATCGACATGGTGGACTGTAAGTACAGACTCCATTGCTTCAGGGAATATGACTGAATTATATGACAACTTAACAGGCTGGCCGGGTAGATACCTACGTGTTAGCGCAACAGGTGTAGGTACACATTCCTCGACATGGGATGCTAACGCTTACTTCTTTAAGTTGCCCGATTAATCGAGGGGGGATATCCCCCTCTATGCCCTTTTAGCTCAGTTGGTAGAGCAGTTGATTTGTAATCAGCGGGTCGGGAGTTCGAATCTCTCATGGGGCTCAAAGTTTAATTAAAAACTATCAATGTGAAAAAAATGACTCTTCCGATAGTAGTACTTGCTTTTGTATTACTCTCAACGACAAGCGTGAAGCAAGTTATGCTCACGAGTAATCTCACAGTTACCGAGAACCTTGTCTCTCCTGTAACAACATCCACATGGAATGTTAATGGTCTTGATGAATCACTCTTTTACGCTGACGGTGGAACACGGAACGATGTAGACAATGTCTTTGCCGACACCCTCCTTGCCGATGGAACCTTGGATCTTACCTCTCTGACGAACACCCTGGGTGAAGCTCTGGATCTTACCGGTGATGTTATCATGGTCATAAAGTTCTTTTTAGAAGACGATTCAGCAGCAACGTGCACAATTTCTCAGGGTGCATCTAATCCATATTTGCTTTTGGGGGCAACGTATTCATTCCAATTAAAGGCCAATCAGAGCCTTCTTTTTAAATGTGATACCGTGCTGCCTGTTGTTTCTGCAACAACCAAGACTATTGATTATGATTCAAGCAATGACAGTACGGCACTTTCTATAATTCTCATTTCAGCAGACGGATACGAATAAAACCACAATTATGAAACTAACAGAAGTAACATTAAAAGACGGAAAGAAGATCAACATCCTTCCCGGAGAAGTTGAGGGATTGCGTAAGCTCGGTAAACTCAAAGAGGAAAAGAAGGTGAACGACACCAAAGAGGAAAAGAAGAAGCCTCAGACCAAAGAGAAGAAACCAAAGGAGGATCCGGTAAACGTAAAGCCACCTCTGAGTACGGCGCGTAACCTGAAAAATGTAAACAGTGGAGATTAAAGTCATAACCGATCTTAGTAGTGAGCCGGTAACTACGGCCATAGCCAAGAATTATGTTAAGGCTTCGTATGGTACGGATGCCGTTGAGGAGGCACTTATAGCTTCAATGGTAAAGGCTGCCCGCCAACTTATTGAAGAGGAGGCTGACCGATCCCTGGGAGAAAAGACTATCGATATATTCTTCCATGCCGATGAGATCCAGGCCAAAAGGGTACGCCTTCCGGCGGGTCCGCATGGTGATTTCACCCATGTAAAAAGTATTAACCAGGAGGGGACAGAGACAACCTTAACGCTGAACACTGACTATTATAAAAGAGGGTTACAGTTTAAAGAATTGGAGTTCCTATCAGCGAGTGTTAATCCGTGGAGTGAGGGTGATTCTGTGAGTGATGATTATGTTGTTCGGCTGGTGGCAGGGTACGGAATAAGCGAAACTACCGAAGATTTGCCGGAAGGATTCAAACAAGCTATTTTAAAACAAGTAGCCGAATGGTATGTCAACAGGGAGGATTACGTCCCTGTGCTTTCTTCAGGTGTGAAAAGAATACTTAAGCAATTGTCAGGGAATAGTTACTTATGATACCGATAAACAACAAACGCGGGGGGCGCAATTCAGCAGTCTTGGGAAGACTCAACCGGAAGGTTGCTGTCTATACGGTAACGGCTACCTCGGATTCTCAGGGTGGAGCAACCGAAGGCGGAACACTAACGCGCACGGTATGGGCAAATGTGGAACCCCTGACAGGAAACAGGGCAAAGGAGTATTCTCAGATAGTCTCAGGGAAGGGTTATAAGATAATCATCCAGAAGCCCTCGGACCTGACTGTCTCAGAAGCTAATTATTTGATTTACGATTCTCGGACAATGGCTATTCATTCAGTGATCTCACTTGATGAGGAGAATAGGTTTTTAGAAATAATTGCAGAACAAAAAGCATGAGTGACGGGGTAACTATAAAAATAGATGATGCGAGTATGCAGAGTACTGTCGAGAAGTTGGCTAAATACAACCGTAAGGTCGAGGCAGGGGTTATAAAAGCAGTACGGCGGTCAGCATTAAACATTCAGTCTGATGCGCGTATGCGCGTGCCTGTGGCCTCTAATAGATTACGCTCAAGTATTGCTACCAGATTTAACAGTAACCGCATGGGGGCTGTCGTAGAGTCAAATATTAAATATGCTCTATACGTGGAGCAGGGAAGAAAACCGGGGCGTATGCCACCGAGTTCAGCCCTTGAGGCGTGGGTACGCACAAAGATTTCAAGTAATGCCAAAGAGGTAAAGTCAATAGCTTTTCTTGTAGCCCGTAAGATAGGACTCGAAGGAACCAGGGCGCAGCCATTCATGTTACCGGCAGCGAAAAAAGAGAAGTGGAGATATTACCAAGCTATAAGAATGATACTTAAATACCATACATGATAGACCCGAGCAGTGAAATATTAACAGCTTTTTATACTGCCTTAAATGGCAACTTGTCGTATAGTGGCACTTCATGGGGGGTGTATACTTCGGTGCCAAAGAGTGACGCGGATAAGTTTGTCGTTTTAGAGGAGCTTTCAATAAGTGATGACATCACCAAAGATCACAACAAATGGGACTGCTCGCTAACTATCGAAGTCATAGGGTCAATTTCCATAGGTCAGGTTTCCATGAAGCCCGTAGATAGTATCACTTCACAGATCCTCAACCTATTGTTTAAGAAAAGTCTTTCGATGACTTCCTTCTCTATGACTGTACTTCCGTGGTTTGAAGACATATCTAAATATACCGATTTAGTGGGATCAGGGATACTCGCTCGCAAAAGCATAAGGTTAAGATTTGGAGTGCAAGAGAAATCTGTGTGATGAATTAACAATAATAAAATAGGAGAATGAAAAAACCCAAATACAAACTAAGCGTAATTATCTCAGCCCGCAATGAAGGACAGGAAGTTCTGAATACTCTGGCCTCTTTGTACGCTACTGATCCGCAAGGTGTTGAGGTTATTCTAGTCAATGACCACAGCGAGGACTGGCCTAAAGAGATACCAGAGTATAAAGGACTCAGGGTTCTCACCCTTGAGCTTCCTTACTATGGACTCTACGATGCTATCTATAAAGCCTCAGAGATTATGTTTTCGGATAAGCTGTTTTTCTGTAATGCCCGCTGCCGGTTTACGCCGGGATGGGAGCAAGCTTTTATTAAGGCCCTGGACGCTGAACCTCACAATCTGTTCTCTCCGACATGTGCAGTGCTTTCTTATGACAATGATAAGATCGAAGGAGCAGAGTTGAGATACGGAGCGAAGATCGACCTGTTCAATGATGAGAGGCAATTCAAGTACTATCAGCTCCGGGCTATCAAAAACAAAACTCATAAGCCCGTTGCATGGTTTGGGGGTATGGCAATGAATAGGGACTGGTTCCTGAAGTTAGGGGGATTCTATCCCCTGCAGACACGAGGAGCCATGAACGCGTACATATCATTTAAAGTATGGAAGGCCGGAGGAGAGGTGAAAGTCCTGGATACGGTGATAGGCAACATCTTCCGAGAAACAACTTCCTATCCCGTCACCGAAGCAGAACAGATTTATAATTACATGGTCCTGGCTTATGTCCTGCGGGGAACAGCGTTCATGGAGGAGATAGTACGGGGGCTCAAAGATAAGCGGGGCATCGGACTGGCAAAGCACGCCTTTCTTCACAAGATGGTAGAGATAAAGTTCGAACGCGAAAAACTTATAAAACTAAAGAAAAGAGATATTACTGATTTACTCACTTAATAATTGAAACGATGAGCGCAAAAGATGGTTACAGTGTTGTCTTAAAACTGGCAACTACCCTGGTAAATGGTACTACCAATCAAACGCTCGAAGAGGCGTGGGATGAGTTTGAGGTTACAACCAAGGATTCAGAACAGGCAAAAGAGTGGAAGACAGGCGAATACTCCGGGAGTGTCAACTTCGAGGGTGTGCTTGACGAAGTTGACGCTTACACTTATTCGGAGCTTCGTACGGCTGCCGCCCTGCGTGCTGCCATAGCTTTTATCTATGGAGATACCGCCGCGGGGAGTGTGATCTATTCAGGGAATTGCCTGATCACAAAACTTCAGCAGGGCGCACCAAAGAACGGGGCAATACCTTTTAGCTGTGTGCTGAGAATCACAGGTTTCCCGACTGAATCAACAGTGGCTGCATGATGAATAACATTGTTGAAATAACCATCGGTAAAAAGAAGCTGGGGTTTAAGTTCGGTATGCTTACTCTTCAGATGTTTTCTGATCATACGGGCGTGGAGTTTGGGGAGATAATTGATCACCTTGAGAGTAGACCCATAGATTCTATTGTCATTCTTTTCATGGCAGCGAATACTGTTTATTCTGAAGGCAAGAACGGGAGTGTTTCAAAGTTCATGGTGGATGATTGGATCAGTCAGATGAGCGATGAGGACTATCAGTCTATTATGGATTGTTGGTCCCGGACTATGGAGCAGATCATTACCAAGCTGAACGCGCCAGGGCCCGAGAAGGCAAAAAAAAAATAACCTGGAATGAGATCCTGGTTATCGCTTTAGGGGATATGGGGTTGAAGCGAGATGAGTTTTATGATTTTATGTTGTGCGATTTCCTGGTAATGGTTGACGCACTGCAACGAAGGAGGGCAGATAAGTGGAGGCACACGCGGGCAATACTCGGAGCATTGACAGGGAAAGATCCCCGGTTCCTGGTTCCGCTAGATGGGGACTTCGATCATTTGGAAATAACCCCTCCGAAAGGAAGGGTTGAAATAGCTGAGAAAATGGGAATGAAATTAACGGATGAGTTTAAAGAGAATATGTTAAAGCATGGCTGATGTTGAGAGATTATATGTAAGTGTAGGGGCCAAGACCGAGAATCTAAAAAGCGGCCTTGATAAGTCACGTCAGCAACTCGCAAAGTTTGCCGGGGCTGTGGGTGCAGCTTTTGGCACGCGTGAGATAGCTCGGTTCGCAGGCGAAGCCATTAAGCTATCAGGGATAGCCGAAGGGGTAGCCGGAGCGTTTGAACGTCTGGGGAAGCCTGGGCTTTTAGATGAGCTTGTCAGAGCCACCAAAGGGACAGTCTCACAGTTAGAGTTAATGCAGCAGGCCGTTAAGGCTAATAACTTCAAAATCCCTTTAGATGTACTTGCAAAGGGTTTGGAATTTGCTACACGCAGAGCGAAAGAAACAGGCGAAGAAGTTGATTACTTAGTTCGTTCATTTGTTACTGGTATAGGCCGGAAATCTGCCCTTGTCATGGACAACCTGGGAATCTCTGCTACTGAACTTCAAGCAGAGGTTAAACGTGTAGGGGACTTTGCCACAGCCGTCGGGAATATTATGACCCGTGAAATGGCTTCATCAGGCAAATCAGTTGATACCGTTGCCGATAAGACGGCAAGACTGAATGCCACTTTTCGGAATACCAAAGTGGCCATAGGGGGGATTGTTACCGAAGCGATTCATTTAAAAGATAGTCTCGATAAGGTGAATACTGTTTTGGGGAGTATCAATACTATCTTGGCAAATGATGAGGGCGGTGGGTTAAATTTGAATTTAAGAGGATTTAGAAACAGAGTTGTTGAAGCAAACAAAGCAGTCATAATAGCTAGAACGGCTTTATTAGCTTATGAAGCTGTGGCAGATCGTGTTAATAAAAAGGCCGCAGAAATTCGCCGGGGCCAGGCTGATCAGACGGGCCAGGTTCTTCCGCATGAAACACCAATACCAACATTAAACGCTGGTGGTCTCTCAACAATGGGCGCTCTTCCCGAGATGCGCGAAGTAACGATTAACAAACTCAAAGACAAATTAAAAGAACTCAATGAGCAGATAGCGCAAACTAATATTTTAGATAAGCAAGCTATTATCATCCTGCAAAATAAAGCTGCCACTATTGAATCCCAGATAGAAAAAATTAAAGGTTTGGCACTCAGTACCGCCAAGCTAGCTACAACAGGGGAAAACTTGTTAAAGCCTATGACTGCATTGCCTGGATCTTTTACAGCTATAACCGCCGCTATTGTGCCCCTGGGTAATGCACTGAAAGAAAACAGCAGCTCATGGGCTTCATTTAAGGACATAGCTGAAGAAACCATTCCTATCACAGAAGCCATACAGAGCGCATTCGTGTCCATGGCTGATTCAATTTCTTCCGGTCTGGCGAATATGATCACAGGAGATACGGGCATCGAGGGGTTCTTTACTAACATCCTAAAAATGGTTGCCGATTTCGCGGTAACCTTTGGAAGACTTTTGACGGCCATAGGAATAGGACTGTCTTTGTTTAGTGGAGCCGGAGCGCCTTTTATTGCTGCCGGGATAATACTACAAACCGTTGGGAAAATAGGAGGGAATATTATTTCTCAAAATGCAGGCGGTGGTGGTGGTGGAATGAACACCGGGGGGGTAAGACAAAACATAAACGTAAGCGGGCAGTTCAGAGTTGCAGGTCGTGACTTGGTGACAGTATTGAATAGAGGGAATGAATCTATGAACGCGACAACATGAGTTTTTCAGGCAACATAAAATATAATATAACATGGGTCGATTATTTTGACCAGTCCTGTGAATTGCGCATACGCAAAAGCGGATACGCAGGAGCGAGCAGCTTTGTTGTCTGCGGCCCTGATCCGATAGAGATAACCTTTGAGACTCCTTCAGATTTTGTCCTGGCCCCTGTATGTGGGTCGATGGCTACGATATACCTCAAGGCTCAAACAGACTTTGAGTTTCTAAATCTGTACACTTCAAATGCACGGCAATACAAAGTGCAGTATCTCGTTGGGGGGTCTGTTGTATGGTCAGGGTTTATCCTTCCAGATCAATACCAGGAAGAATATAAATGCGCCCCTTATACTAACTCCTTTGTTGCTGTTGATCAGCTGGGGTTCTTAAAAACAGTAAGTTGGGATAAAGAATCTGTTTCAACAATCCTGGAAGCTCTGGGATGGATCCTTGAAAAGACAGACCTGGAGCTTAACTTGCGTGAAGGGATAAATGTATATGAAGCCGATCATGACTCAGCAGCTTCGGATTCTCCACTCGATCAGACATATTTTAATAGCAAGGCATACAGGGATAAAACATACTATGACGCGTTGTATGATATTCTTTTTAAGTTTGGTGCCGTACTAAAACAAAGAGACGGCGAATGGTTCATCTTTCGGCCTATCGAAGCGCGCTCTGCTTTTACTACCCGCCTGTGGACATACTCCGCGGGGGCGTTCTCTTACTCGTCAAATACTTCGACAAATATCATCACGGCCACAACAAGCTCCGGGGCTGCCGGCCTTGTACGCATAACACGCGGTCAGATGTTTATCAACCCAGCATGGAAGAAATATATTTTTACTCAAGATTATCGAAGGATTGAAAATATTTTAGAGAACGGTGATTTCGCAAACTGGAATGATAGTGTTCCTAAACATTGGAATAACCAGGGAATATCATATACTCCTGACTGGAGGAAGATTATCAGGGCTGGAAATAAATTGCGTATCCCTGCGCTGTCTCCATTTTCATCATCAAAGAAATGGTATCAGAAATTTCTAATATCAGGGGATGTGTTTACATTCAGGTTTATGGTGAAATATTTTATTAATCATAACGGTACGGGGACAATGACTATACGATTTGGACTTCACCTGTCCGGAGGTATATCAGATCAGTATTATGATTTCAATGATGAAGAATGGAAAACATATTACACTTATTACGAAAGAGAAACAGAGGCTGTATCTGACACCCAGCAGGTTACTATTGATATAATAACAAAACCAGACCTTGCAAGTAGTGATCAGGTTTTTCTAAGTATAGAACTATATCAGCCGGAATATACTTCTCGTGCACATATTGATATTGACGATGTATCCCTGGCTGTATATGAACAACAATCTGATAATGTTATTGTTGCACCGCAAGAGGAAAACGTTGAGAAAATTGAACTGAACCCTGACAATAATTATGATGCAGGTGATTATAGTTTGATGGTTGCTGATTTACCTGCAAATACAATCGAGTCCAGATTAAAATATTACGGTGGATTGTGGACAGACCCTTATCAAGTGCATTTAACTCAGGAGTGGACATCGCCAGAGACAACGGGAACGCTTATTGATATTTTAAAAAATCAGATAGCACAGCTTTGCCAGAACCCCCAGCAGGTACTTACCGTGCCAGTATATTCCAAGCTGATAGATTCGTGCAGCGTGCTTCAGGAGATAAATAATTCAGACAGGTATTTTCTCCTGCGAAGGTCAACATGGAATCCTAAATATGGGAGGTGGGATGTTGAGGCGCATGAGATAGGAATAGCCGTATTGCCCCCTCTTGTTGATGAAGATGGCAATGCTTTACTTGATGAAGATGGAAACGAAATGTATGGATAAAACAAATTAAGATGAAAAAAATACTATTTATTGCAGGGCTATTTTTAAGCCTGGGGCTATCAGCTCAGAACTACTGGTTTAATAAGTCAATAACGACAACACTCAATAGTGCTGACAAGCTTATTTTATATCAGTCAGAATCATCCAAAACCTTTACTGTAGCTACTCTTGGTGGACTTGTGAATGATACATCCGATGTAGTACGAGCTGAGATGCAAGTACTCAGGACGGCAGAGATTGGAGATACGGCCACTGTTCTCAGGACAGAGATGGCGGACGCAGTCACGGCAGGTACCGCCTGGACATACTCAGGTAATTACGTATTCCTAAAGCACATTAACGATTTAGTGGGAGTGGGAACAATTGCCCCATCAGAGAAACTTGAAGTTGTAGGAATAGTAAAAGCAACCTCAGCTGATTTTGATAATGGGTATTACAATCTTTTGATTGGAGCAAGCGCTGGAGAGGATCTTACTTCTGGGGGCACTCACAATATTTTTCAGGGGTATCAGGTTGCTAAGGATGCTACAAGTCCTGATTATTGTATTGGATTAGGGGCACAAAGTTTATATGCTTTAACTACTGGTGCATCAAATATAGGAATAGGATATAGAGCTGGTTATGCCTTAACTGAAGGGCAAGAAAATATATTTACTGGATATACAAGTGGATATACTACCACAACTGGAGATTACAATGTATTTATGGGAAGTCAGGCAGGAACGTTAGCTTCCGCTAGTTCGAGTTCAAATGTATTTATTGGATATAAAGCTGGGTATGATGCCGATATTGATAACTCAATTTTTATAGGCCATGAGGCTGGACAGTTGGTAGATGCTTCTGGAGCAGTAGCGATTGGATATCAGGCGGCAGCCACGGTCAGTGGATCTGTTGGATTAACTGCTGTAGGGTATAAGGCTGCAAATCAAGTAGGAGCTACTGACTACCATACAGTTATAGGATACGAGGCGCTTGATGCTTCTCAAGCTTCTAATGGAAGTACGGTAATGGGTTATCAAGCAGGGAGTGCGGCTACTGAAGCTTATGGATTGTCCCTTTTTGGTTACCAATCTGGATTAAGTATTACAACGGGAGATGATAATAGTTTTTTCGGATATGGTAGTGGTGATCTTATAACTACTTCATCAGGTAATACCGGAGTGGGAATTCTTACTTTAACCGCGTCAACTGCTGGAGATAGAAATACTACAATAGGAGCGTACTCTGGGTATGCCAGTACTGAGGGGGATGAAAATACCCTGCTCGGGTATCATTCAGGATATAGTCTAACAACTCATTCAGGGAATGTGATGATTGGCCATGATGCCGGAGAAGATGCAACAGTTTCTAATCAATTATTTATAGACAACTCCAATGACGCCACCCCACTTATTTGGGGAGATTTTTCTACTGACTTAGTAATCATCAACGGTGACCTGCGAGTCATAGGGTATGCAGGAGGGACAACTGCCTGGACAGATGAATCAGACCGTAAGCTGAAAAAGAATATACAACCTATCTCAAACGCTCTGGATAAAGTAATGAAGTTAGAAGGCATCGAGTTTGAATGGAAAGACGGAAGAGAATCAGGACAACGCATAGGGATGATTGCCCAGGATGTTGAAAAGGTTCTACCTGAAGTAGTATTCCCAGGGGAAACATACGCAATGCAATATGCTCCCATAGTAGCTTTACTGACCGAAGCCGTACAGGAACAGCAAAAACAGATAAGACTCATGTGGGTTTTTATGGCTATATTAGGGGGTGCTGTTGTGGGATTGTTTATTACAAGACATAAATTTTTAATAGGATAAATTAAACCAATGATTATGAAAAAGTTACTTTTTATTTTAGTTTTTGCCCTGATCGCTTTTGCGGTCAATGCGCAATGCGACTCATGGACGGGGACTATCCCCGGTACCCTTGACGGCTCTGATACCACTATCTATGATCAGATGTGGTCGGGATATCCGTGGTCAGGGCATCTATGGTATAAGTCCCTGGATGATACAGACGGGACTATTGGGATATATGGCAGCAACTTTCATCCTGACTCGGCTTGCTATGTACCATTCTGGATTGACGCTGATTTGGACGGGGTAAATGATAATCCCAAAACACTTAGCGATACCAGCTGGTTATTTTATTCCGATGTTGGGCCGTTCCGGTATACTATAATAGTGTATACCAAAGGGAGCAATTCATCCGGGAATGTTTATTTTGATTTCCGTAAACAATAGAGATATGAAAAAATTACTAACATTTTTATTGATTTGTGTTCCGCTGATAGCGAGTTCACAAATCGCCAGGATCAGCCCTTCACTTTCTTCTTATGGGTTCCTAAAGGATAGTTCATATAGTACAATGACTATATCCGACTCTTTAATCCTGGACTATGCCGCCTCTTCCAATACCCTTGTCTTAACTCCCACCTCCACCGGAATGATAGACACTCTTGAAACCACCGACTTAGCCACAGCGGATATTACTGTTACCGGGGATTGGGATATGGCTGCTGTTACAGCAACGTCATTGGCAATATCAGGAACAATTACCGGAGGGACGTTGGTTTGTTTGCATACCGTTGCGGCTGTTGTACTTACTGATCTTGACTCTTGTAAGAATGTAGCACACTTTAATAACGATGCCGATGTTATAGATTTCACTTTGCCGGGGGCTGAGGCTGGGCTGGTGGTGATGTTCTATGATATAGGCGGAGGGGTGATAACAGTAGACCCTGTTGATGGAACGGACACTATTTACTTAAATGGTACTTCGGTGGGTGCTGGTGATGC